GTCGCCCGAGGAGTACGCAGATCAGGGCGACACCCGCAAGATCAAGGACCTCATGTTCGGTTACACAATCGAGGTCGAAGATCCTTCGGGAGCAAAGGTGATCGAGCCGCGCGAAGCTCGACGCGGGGAAGAGGTCACCATCGAACAGATCGGCCTGATCGCTCTTCGCAAGGGAGAGCAGAGCGGAGCGTTCTTCACCTCGAAAGAGTTGGAGACGCTGGACGCTGGGGGATCTCTTTCAAGCAGCGTCGAACTCCCCGAAGCGGGCCTGTCAGAGCAAGGCGAGTACGAACTGGCAGACTGGCTCAAGGGAGAAGCCGAGGGTCAGACCAAGGCACCGACCGTCAACGAAGTTCTGGAGGCAGTCGGTGACGACAGAGATCTGGCAGCCCGGATGCTTCAGGCCGAGAACATTGCGACCGACAACGAACCCCGCAAAAGCCTGGAAGCAGGGCTCCAGCGGATCGCGTCGGGCGCATAGGGGAAGGAGGGGGAGATGCCTGGGACAGATTACAAACCGAGTCTGGAAGAGGTCGCGGCCATTACTCTTCAACGCACCGCAGACTCTCTGGGTAACATCTCGGGCATCTTCTCCTCCGAGACTCGTCCGACAGAGGAGCAGGCTGAGCGAATCGTCGAGTTCGCTCTCAACGACGTGATCCCGATGATCGGCTATCAGATCCCTTCAAACCTCTGGGAGGGGGCGTCAAACCTCGTCGCGCTCCGCGCGGCGATGTTGATAGAGGTAACGTTGTACGGGCAGGAGATTCGTAACCAGATCTCTCCGTACCCGTACTACAAAGAACTGTTCGACACGGCTCTGGTCGAGATTCAGGAGGAGGTTGCTAACGAAGAGGCTGGCGGCGATCCCGCCGACCAGCTGAGCGGCAACTACGCTCGTTTCGCCTATCCTCCCGCCGAGAATCTGCTCTGGGGAGAGATGTAGTGTTTGAACTCAAAATCTTCGGAGCGAGGCAGTCGGCAGAACATATGTTGGCGGGAGCACACAAGATCACCAATATGCGGCCGACTCTTTGGCTGATTCGTGAAGACATCTTTCGGATCATCAAGGCGACCTTCACGAGCCAGGGCCGTCGTTACGGCGGCTCATGGAAACAGATCTCAGAGGAATGGGCGGTGCGCAAAGAGACGCAGGGATTGGACCCTCGCATCCTGATCGCGCGAGGACGACTCCTGCGCTCTTGGACAGTACGCGGAGATCGTAACATGAGATCCCATGTAACGAACGACCTCATCTCCCTTAACTCGACTTTGCCCTATGCCGAGGTCCATCAGTTCGGGTCAGAGGATTTGGGAATCCCCGCGCGGCCCTACATTAACTTTCACCAGCGTGACCTCCATCGCTGGCGCGAGATGATCGGGTCATCTGTCCTGAGGGCGACGAAGTGACTCAGATTTCCCTCACCGATGTCTACGGCGTCATCAAGAGCGGATATGAGGTCGAGCAAGCGGTCATGGAGACGCTTTGCCTTTGGATGCCGACCGTGATCTGCGAGAAGGAGCTACAACTGGGACGGCCTATAGGAGAGATCCCGCCACCCCGTTACTACGCTCGCCCTCGCTTTGAGTCGTTCCCGACCGACTGGCACCCGATGGTTGTTGTCGTCTGCCCCGGTCTTTGGGAGCAGCCGCTCGCGGAAGGTGATGGCGTTTACCGAGCTTGGTTCACGGTCGGCGTCGGTTGTACTGCTATCGGACGGGACGACGACGTGGCGGACTTCCTTTCCAAACTCTACGTTTCCTGCGCCCGCTGGATCATGCTGAACCAACCCGGAATGAGGGACGAGAACGGCAATCACAGAGCTTCAGGGGTCGAGTGGATGGACGAAACGTACGACGATGCCGTCGTGTTCGAAGAGGACAAAGCCATCAAGGCTGCCTATGGTGTGTTCCGGGTTCTCGTCGAGGACGTCATTATGCGGGGAACAGGGCCGCTCGTTACTCCCCCAGATCCAAACACAGATCCGGGGACCAGGTGGCCAACAGCCCAAATAGTCGAAGTAGAGGTGGTGATCTAGTGGCAAAGGAAAAGGCGGCGTCCTTGCGGTTCGTCGGAGACAGCGCGGAACAACTCGCCAGTGGCCGTCCTCTGGCCCCAGGTGACGAACTGGATCTGACGGATGAAGAACTGGACGATCCGTACAATCAGTATCTCATCGCAGACGGCAAGATCATCGGAACGAATCCGACGGGTGAGAGTCAGGTAACAGCCGCCAAAGAGAAGCTCACCAAGAGTCTCAGCGGCGAGTCCGAAGCCTCTCCAGAGGCTGCAACCGACGACACCAAGGAGGGCTAAATGGGGCTCCGTCCTGGCGTCGATGTCGTTCTGAGGTCCACACCGGTGCCGACCTCGGCACCGACCAACATGGGCGTCTCGTTCGTAGTCGGACTCTCCGACACTGGACCGGCGAATCAGGCGACACCCATCCTCAGCATCTCGGACTTCGAGCGCATCTTCGGCCTGAGGCAGTCGTACAGCCTTTTGTACGACTCTCTCGACATCTTCTTCAGAGAGGGAGGCGGACTCGTCTGGATCTCAAGAGTAGTTGGTCCAGCCGCAGTAACCGGAACGGCGACCTTGCTCGACGCGAGTGCCGCCATCGCCCTCACAGCAACAGCAATCGGTCCTGGCGCTTTTAGCTCAGGCATCTCAATCGGCGTCCGCGCGGGCGTCGGCGCAGGCAACTTCGCTCTCTTCATCGTTGTGGGCGGCGTCGAGGTGGAGACGAGCGGCGATCTCGCAGACAACAACGCCGCCGTCCTCTGGTCGAAGAACAGCAAGTACGTTCGGCTGACACTCGGAGCTTCCCTGCTTGACCCGGCAGTCGCTGCCGCCAAGGCTCTCTCGGCGGGCAACGACGACCGCGCCAACGTTACCGATGCGGAATGGCAGAAGGCACTCGACGGCATCCCGACCGACTTCGGGCCGGGACAGGTGTGGAGCCCTGGTCGGACGACCGACATCGGGCACCAGCAACTCCTCTCTCACGCCAATACGCATCGAAGAGTCGCGATTCTCGATGCGCCGGATTCCTCTTCCATCGCCGCTCTCCAGGCGTCCGTTATCGCTTCCCGCGCGGGGAGCCAGCGGTTCGGCGGCATGTTCTGGCCCTGGGCAGTCTGCGACGGGGTAGTCGCCGGAACGACCCGCAAAGTTCCGTGGTCAGCGGTTCAGGCGGCCATGATGAACAGGAACGACGCATCCGGATTCGGGCCGTCCGATCCGGCTGCTGGAGACAACGGGATCTCGTTCACCGCCATTGATCTCTCGCAGGTGGCAGTCAGCGATGTCAACCGCGACCTGCTCAACAGTTCGGGGATCAACGTAGTTCGGATGATGTTCGGACAGGCACGGACGTACGGCTACCGCACGCTGGTCGATCCGCTCACCGACTCCAACTGGATCAGTCTCGGCCACGCTCGGCTCTTTGCGATCCTCGCGGCGCGCGGATCGGCAATCGGAGAGCGGTACATGTTCGACACTATCGATGGTCAAGGGAAGAAGATCGGAGAGTTCGCCAAGGACCTGGTCGCGATGTTGCAGGAATACTACTTCAACGGCGACCTTTACGGGCAGACTCCTGCGGACGCTTTCCGCGTCGATGTCGGTTCTGCCGTCAACACTCCCGAGACGCTCGCGAACAACGAGCTTCATGCAATCCTCGCCGTCAAGATGAGCCCCTTCACTGAGTACGTGAAGATCGAGATTGTGAAGAAACCGATCACGGAGGGGATGGTATAGAATGCCCGTCAGACGGACGAAGGGCGGCGGGTATAAATGGGGCAACACAGGCAAGACGTACTACGGCAAGAACGCGAAGGGCAAGGCGGCCAGGCAGGGTCGTGCCGTCAAATCGAGTCAACATAGAAGGAAGGGGTGACAAATGCCAGTTACTGGCCCAATTCGTCTCGATACCCGGACGGTGACGGTAACGGTCTATCGGCCAAGCGACCCGAATGATCCCAATCAAGAAAACATCGCTATCATCTCTGGCGTTTGGGACAAGAAAACGGGTGGAGAGGTCGATTCGGAGGAGACGCTGTACCATCCGGGTGGTATGGTCCCTCCCGTCTCGCTCGGAGGTCGCAAGAACGTCGGCAACCTCGTCCTCACTCGTCTCTGTAAGATCGAGCGCGACTGGTACGCGATTCCATCTTTGATCAGCGCAGTCGGTAGATCGAAGGTCACTGTCGGCGATCAGGCGATGGACATCGACGGCAACGCTGCCGGCACGTCAGGGTCGAACAAGAACCCGCTGACGTACAACGGAATCCTCAAGAGGGTCACGCCGCCCGAGGTGGATAGCGAGTCATCGGGTCCGGCGTTGATCGAGATCGAGGTCACAGTCAACGGTTACCCGTCTTAGGCTGAAAAGGAGGGAGCACATAGATGACTGACGAAGTCATCACAGAAGAGACGTTGGCCGAAGCCGTAGGCCCGCAGAGCCCCTTGGAGGCTCTGCGGGTGCGTCGGGAGGAGGTCGCGAATCGTCGCGAGATCCTCATCGGCATCCCGGCCTACGAAGACAATGGTTTGAAAGTGAAGTACCGTCTGATCGGACGCGACGAGACAGACGAGATCGCCAAGCGTGTCAGGAAGCAGACGCGGGACAGAAGCGAGTTCTTGTATCGCGTCGTCCTCGACACAATGATCAACGCCTGCGTCGGGTTCTATTGGGCGCGCAATGGAACGCCTGACGAACTGGCGGAGCCGGTCGAGGATGAGGCTGGCAATTTCATCGAGTCCTTCCGACAGATGGCGGATGCGCTCGCTTGGGTACCAGCGGGCGATCCGACGCAGAGACAAGCGGCGCTGTTCGTGTTTGCCGACAACGAGTTCTCTCTCGGAACTCACGGCATGCAGCTACAGAGGTGGTTGAACAACACCAACCTGGAGGTAGACGAGGACTTCCTCCAGGACTGAAGTCGGCCCAGCAAGAGGAGATCGAAGCCGCAGTCATGGTTGCAATGGCAGGAATGAATGCAGTCCACTGGCTCCGTTGTGGAGATCCCTTCGAGCGCAACGTCATCCAGAGGATCGCGGAACGCCGCGCGATCCTCGCCGCTGACGAGCGTCAGGATCTTGCTGGGCGCATCATCAATCTACTAGGGAAGTCTTTCAAAGTCAAGTAATGTCGTCGAATCAACGAATCCTCTTCCTGGCGAGCCTGCGCGGTCAGCGTCAAGTCTCGGCGGGGATGACTGCCATGAGCAAGTCTGCCGTCGGGATGGACGCCGCTGTCCAGCGTCTCGGCAAGTCGATGAACGTCGCGGGGCGGCGGACGTTCCTGATGAACCAGGCGCTTTTCACTCTGCGCCGATACTCCTACATGGCGACCCTCGCTTTGACGGCGAGCGTCGGGATCGCCGCTCGCTGGGGATTCGAGTACAACAGTCAGGTCCAGCAGGCGACCGTAGCGTTCGGCCTCTTCTTGCCGAAGGCAGTATCCGTCAGGGACGAGATTAGCAAGCTGTACGACATTGCGGCAGTCACACCGTTCCTCTTCACCGATATCACGACGGCAGCCCGTCGGTTCCTCGCCTTCGGCATGACCGTCGGGCAGACGAACGAGACAATCACCAACTTGACGGACGCGCTCTCGGCGCTCGGCATTGTCTCGGGTGCGGCGCTGAATCGTGCCTCGCTCGCCCTCGGACATATGATGTCGCTCGGTCGGCTAACGGGTCAAGTCGTCTATCAGCTGGCCCGCGACAACGTTCCGATCATTCAAGCGCTAGAGCATGAACTAGGGCTGACCGGCGAGCAATTGCGTCATGTTGGTACGCTCGGGATCTCGGCGGGCGATGCGCTCGCCGCCCTCAACAAGTACATCGAGTCCTCGTCAATGGCCGGGGCAGGCAAGCGGTTCGGGCTCAGCACCCTCCAGGGCGTTCTCTCGACCCTGCGTGACTACACGGCAAAGTTCATCGGAGACTTGGAGCAGAGGCAGTTCGCCTCTCTCCAACGAATCGCGACCCGGATGCTCAACTTTCTGCAGGGCGCAGGGACAGCCGGATTCAAAGAGGGAGGTATCGGAGGGTTCTTCGGAGCTATCGACCCGCAACTCGGGACGTTCGCTAAAGAAATGGTCAGGACGTTCCAAGCGCTCGGAAGGATCTTCACGGACTCTCTGATCCCTGCTTTCAAAGAGGCCAAAATTGCTCTGATTCCATTCGGCCTCCTTCTTATTACCATGGGTCGAATCATTCAGTTCCTCTCCCATCACACAACAATTCTACATATTGCCTTCGCGGTCCTCGCTGGTATTCTCGGGGTCCAATTGGTTCTTTGGACAGCAGGCAACGCTATCTTGATGGTATCGAATGCCTTGGCTGCGATTAGGCTCTTCCTCACGGGTAGGGAGATCATACTGACCGAAGCGGCGAGTGGTGCTATCGTCGCGAACACCGCCGCGAACCAAGCCAACATCGGCACGACTATCAGGGCTGAAGCTGTTAATAAGCGATGGGTAGCTGCTCTAAAGACGACTGTGGCTTGGATTGCCAGGAGCACCTGGTGGGTTCTCAGACAAACATGGGGTATCGTCCGGAATACTGCCGCTTGGATCTGGAACATAATCGTCACAAAGATCTGGACTGCTGTTACGAAGGCTGCGGCAATTGTCGAATATCTGCTCTTCATCGCTCTGCTCATTACGACAAATATGTTCAGGGCGATGAAAGTCGCGATCTACGAGACGATCATCGCGATGTGGTCCTTGATTCGGACGACGGCGATTGCCGCATTCGAGATGGCGCTCGACTGGGCAATTG